AAGGCACGGATTTCCAGCCAGTAGCTTGTGTTAGCGCCCCACCCCAGACGCTGGAGTCGTAGAGGGCGGTTCCGTAGAGGGAAGCTCCGCCGCCGATGGAGGTATATTGCTGAGGCGGTGCCCCGAGGTTGTAATCTGTGTCCAGCGCCATCGTCAAGATCACAGCACTGTTCACGGTCATCTGAGGCTGAACGAGGGCAACTTTCTTCTTCCGCCCACGAGGGCCAAGGGGAAGGAAAGCGTTGATGGCAATCCCGTCGATGGCGGCGTTGCTGTCGGAAGTTCCCGTCCAGCCCTTCTTGATCACATTGCTGTTGGCGAAGTACAAAGTACCGTCCAGCACGGCCAGCGTCGATGAGTTCCAACCTTTGAACCTGCACCAGGCCCCTGTGATCGTATTCATCACAAACTGATACGACACAGAAGCCGTCAGCGGGACATTGACGATGAGGGCAGGTCCCTTTGGCAGCAGGCTCATGCACCAGCCGTAGATGCTGCCGTAGACCTTGTAGTAGTCGTTGAATGCGGACTGAATTCGATCGGTGAGGGCGGCTCGCTTGTCCGTTTCGGCAGATTGCAGTGCCTGAGACAGCGGCCAGAGCCCTTGTTCCGTCAGCACGCCAACGTCGCCACCGAGCTTGACGAAGCAGCGCTTGCCGATGGGCTTGCCGACGCTGTACACGCCGATCAGGGCGAAGGTGTTCAGGGAACTGGGATCGGTGCCTTGGTAGACAGCAATCTCACCTTCACTGGTAATCGCCACGAAGCGGTCTTCAGGGCCATCCCCGGCGTCCACAGTCCAGTTCGTCGTAGCCATGAGGTAGCCCCCACGCTTAAACACTTGGCCAAGGTCAAAGGCGACAAAGAGCCCCCCGATGCTGTTCAGCGGGCCGTACCAGAACTTGAGGCTATCCAGCTCACACAGGATCAGCCGATACTTGAACAGCGCCACGTTGGTGACTGAAGTCGTGGTGATGCCGGTGAGGGCAGGCACGCTGACTCCGTTGAGAATCGTCCAGACATCCGTGAGGCTGTTGTACAGGCGGACTCCGTTGACCCCGTTGCAGGTCCAGAGATACGCCGTACCGCCCACGTTGATCTGGGTGTATTCGAAGCGACCATTGGTAGCCGCTATGTCAGCAACTGCCACTGCACCACCAGCCGTGATGTCGTAGATGCCTACGCTGGTGGCTGCGAAGAGCTGATAAGTGCCGTTGGTTTTGGCCAGCCCCATCAGTGTCTCTACGTTCTCCCCGCCAGGCACTGTGGCGAAGGCCTCGCTGCCCGGACGCAGGGTTACGGAAGTCGTTCCGGGGAACCAGTTGTCCAGCGTGATCGCATCCCCCGGACGCATCTGGGCAACGCTATCCCTCGCATTCCAGCCCCGGATGGGTGCCGGGAGTTGAAAGCTGTAGGAGAGGTTCGGCTCAGCTTCGCGGGTAGTGCGGCGCATTAGACGTTCCAGTTACCTAAGGGGACCATGACACCGGGGCTGACCTGCGGATCGGACTGCCCGGCAAGGCCCAGAACTCCCGCGGTGGACTGCCGACTCAGCGTGTTCGTGAGCAGGAATTCGAAGTCATCGAACTCTTGCGTGTAGGCCAGGCCCTTCTCCCTCCGCCACTTCCACTCGAGCCCCTTGAGCAGGAGGTCATCGTCGAGGACGAAGGTGTCGGTATCCACCGTGAAACGAGCCTTGTACGTCGTACCATCGGCAGCCAGGATGCCGTAATCGCTGGAATACTCGAAGTAGATGTTCAGGCCCGCCGGCATCGTGGGCTGCACCCAGAAGTGATCTTGCCACACCCGGAAGGTGTAAAAGGGGCCGGTATAGACCAGCGCCTTGTTTTCCTGCCACTGCGGAGCCGATCGCGGGCCGAAGAGCTGTCGTCCGTTCGTACGGTCAAACAGCGTTTCCGGGATGATGAACTTGAAGCCGGAGGGCGCCATCGTGGACATAGCGCCTTGATCTTCCGACGCCACGCTGGTGAAGCTTCCCTGCTTCTGCAGCCGCGCCCATGCGCCGGGACGCTTGACGATGTCCGCCACGACTTCGTTGCACAGGCCCTTGAGCTGGCGGATCGTGGGGTCGACAGTGCCTATGACCGAGCTTGCCTGATCCAGGCCCCGCCGATCGCAGAACTCGTTGATGAGGTCAATCAAGGTCATAGGTCTTGCTCCTTACAGCTTACGCTTCATGCCGCTGTCGATCTTCGCGTCGAGGATGTCGTCGGAGGTCAGGCCGAGGGTCGGGGTTGCGGGGCTGCTGGCACCGGCCTTGGCCCGGAGTGCGGCGTTCGCTTCGGCCAGGTCCTTGAGCTGCGCATCCTGCGCCTCGAGCCGGGCCTTCAGAGCGTTCAGCTCTTCCGCGACCTTGCCCGGGCCGTTCGACGCCGCCAGGAAGTCCTTGGCCTTCTGCACCAGCGACCGCCCACCCATGCCGAGCCGGCGGATCACTTCCTCGTTCGAGCCCGCAAGCACTTCCACCGTGAGGATGTGGAGATCTTGGAGCATCTTGACCTGGGCCGGCGAGACGATCGGCCAGTTGATGACCGGCGTGCCTTCCAGCGGGACTTCCTTGCCTTCCCTCCAGTCGTCGAACGCACGGCGGTAGCCCTTGAGCCACGTTGCGTCGAAGCGGCCTTCACGGACCTGGGATTCCAGGTACTCGAACCACTCGCTGACCACGCGCTCGATCTGGTCCTTGGACCCGTGCGGGGTGATCAGGACGAAGTCCACGTCCTTGGCCACGTAACGACCTGCGGTGATCGAGGCTTCCCGGTCTTCGACAGGACGACGCTCGAACATGATGAACGGCGCTTTTGCGTCCGCGATTTGCACACCTGGCATGAAATTCCCCTAACTGTTCTGTTTCCCCTAAAAAACCCCAGGGCCGAAGCCCTGAGGAACACACCCGGGGAAGGAAGGTGTGAATTGGTGCCGGGTTAGCGGCTGTTCATCGAGGGGTAGCTGATCTGGGCGACCGCGAAGCCGGCGGCGGGAGTGCCGTCAGCCGTCTTGATGGTCATGCCGTCGATGCCGCTGCCCGCCACGACCGCGTCGTCGATCTGGCCGCCGGTTGCCGTGCTGTAGGCAGCGGTGTTAGCCGCGACCGTGCCAGCCTTCACCACGGCGGCGCCCTGGATCTGGTACCAGCCGTACTGCGAGGCGACGTTGGCAGACATGGCGACTGCGCACGGGCCGCGGGAAGCCGCGACGGTCAGGGTGGTGGCGCCAGTGCGATCGTCGAAGATCGCAACGCTGCCGACGACGGTGGAAGCCACGCCGAGCAGGTAGATGAACTCCCCTTCGCCGTAGGTGGGATCGAAAGCCTTGGCTTTCAGGCCGATGCGGACCTTTTGGGTCGTGTCGGTGTCAGTGACGGGGGGAAGCCCCACGATGGTATCGGACCAGGCGTATGCCATTTCGTTTCTCCAGAAAAAGGAACAGGTTGACTTGGACTAGACCGCCGGGATTACTCCCTAGTAATTCCCGGAGTCTACGGCGGCCGCTTAGGCCTTGAGCACGCCTTGCTGCGCGCGGTTGCTGACGACCATGTTGCCCATCCAGAGGATCGGCATGACGACAGCGTCCTGGTTGTAAGGCCGCATCTCGTCGACCATCTCCATGTCGGCGTCCTTGTGGACCACCAGCTCGATGTAGTCCGTGTTCAGGAAGTACATGTGGTTGGTCGGGATGCCGCTGCCACCGTCGAAGATCACGTCGCAGCCCTTGTACTTCAGGGCTCCCAGGCCGCCATCAGCGCCGTGGCCACCGTCGCCGGTGTAGCGCTTCAGCGCAACTTGCGACGCCTCGTAGAAGGCGAAGTAGTTGTTGTCGGCCACGATCAGGTCCGGCTTGTCGTCGCCGCGGACCATGTTCAGCCACAGGTACAGCATCAGGCTGTTCTCGATGGTCGTCGCCGAAGGCGTGATCGCGCCGCCGCCCTGGATCGGGGCTGCTGCGGACTGCACCTTGTTGGCCCAGAACGCCCAGGTCGTGCTGTTGATGCCGCCGACGGTGCCCAGGCCGGTGTCCGCGACCAGCGCCTGCAGGCCGTTGATCTGGTTCGACAGGGAGCCGTCGCTGTAGATGTCCGAGGAGAAGTTGTTCTTGAACGTGCGGATCGCGTTCTTCATCCGGGCCTTCGCCAGGTTGATGATGCGGGAGTCGCCGCTGTTCGTGCGCAGGTCCTGGCCGGAAGCCACGACGTTGACCGCGATCTGGCGCCACTGGAACTCGGCCGCGGACAGCACGTCGCTGGCGCCGATGTTGAGCACATCGAAGCCGGAGAAGCGCTGGTACGTCCCGTTCTCGGCGTAGTCCAGGGGTGCCGCAATCGACAGGCCGCCGTCTTCACGACGCACGTTGCCTTTCTTGTAGATGCGGCGCAGCAGGGCGTTGTTCTTGGACACGTTGTCCTTGATGTCCTTGCTGTGCTTGCGGAAGGTCGTGGAGACCAGTTCCGTGAAGGTGCTATTGGGGGATGCCATTCAGATTCTCCGAAAAGGTGGTTGACTTACTTGGTCCGGCTCCGGATGGAGTCCAGGGTTGCTTGCATCGTGTCTTCCATGCTTCCCGAAGCAGCCGTGTCGCCGCCTTGGTGTCCGCTGGTCCTCACTCGATTCGAGGCCCGCTTCGCAGCCGCCGCCCGTTCCGTCGCTTCCTTCTGGGCCTTCTCGACGGCTGCCGCTGTGATGCGTTCCGTCTCTCTGGCCCGGGTCACGGGGTTCAGGTGGACAGCCTTGTCATAGGCTTCCTTCAGGGTCATGGCGCCCCCTGACGACCGGATGAGCAGGGCGATTTCGTCCGCAACATCGTAGAAGTAAGGGTTCGCTGGGTCTTCGGCAAAGGCGTCGATGGCCGACTTCTGTTGTGTCAGCTGTTCGGTTCTCGTCGCCTCTGCCGAAGCATTCAAACGGGATTCTAGCGCGCTCACCTGATTGCGCAAGTCCACGACTTGGGGGTCCTCGTAGGCGGGCGTGGTAGGGTCTGCCGACGCAGCGCTCTGGCCCAGTTCGATCCCATAGCTCTTGAGCATGTGGGTGGCCAGCGTCGCGCGGTCCGCCATCGACTTGGTCGGGTCAGCCAGGGCTTGGTGCGCTTGGACGAGGTTGGTGACGAACTTCTGCGGCGAGAGCTGCATCTGGGCCAGCTGCGGCATCACCGGCGTCAGGGCGTCTTTCAGGCCGCGGCCGATGACTGCGTCGCCCTTGTACTGTTCCAAGCCGGAAAACATGTTGTTTTCACGACGAGCGATTTCTTCCCGGATGGAGGCAGGGAGCGCGGCCCACTGCTGGGCGGCTGCTTGAGTCCAAGTAGAAGGAGCAGCGTCAGCAGTGAAACGAACAGGGCCAGCCGCTGGCGCAGGGGGAGCCGGAGGAACGGCCGGGGCAGCGGGAGCGGCAGGCGGCGCAGGAGCAGCAGGAGGCGCTGCGGCAGGTTCGGCGGCAGGAGCAGGAGCAGGGCTAGCAGCAGGTTCACCACCACCCAGATCGTCAGGGTCCCCTGTAACGTCATCCTTGTCCTCCGTGATGTCGATGCCAAGGCCGGAGCCGATTTCATCGACTGCTGCAGCCATATCCATGCCGCCGCCCCCGGACGCATCCAGTTCGTTGCGCAGCACCCACTTGTTCCTCAGAATCATTCCGGTTCCCCTTGGTTAAAGACTTGGCGTTGACCGCTCGATTGTGGCAGTCAGTCCGCCTTCCATTTCCGCAGCGAGCCTGTCGCGCTTCTCCGTGGGGAGCTTTGCGATGAACTCGTCTGCAGTTGCTTCCAGCCGCTGGTCCAGCGCTTCGTTCTCACGCTCCAGCTGTCGCTTGTTGTTGTCCGTTTCCCCAGGCTCGAGAATCCGGCAGCCGGTGCGCTTGAGGTTCTCTTGGTGAGCCTTGCGGCCTTCGATCCAGGCGCCGCTGACCGGGCACTCGTAACCAGGGTAATCCCCGATCACCATTGGCGCAGAGACTTGACGCTCCATCTTCGAGCCGTCGCACTGGCAGAACACCGGCGAGTTGATGTCGGCCAGGCGAAGCATGACCTCGCGCTTGTGACCTTGAGGGCAGCGGTAATCGTACAGCGGCATTACTCATCACTCCCTTGAGCAGGCTTGGCAGCGGCGGCCGCGGCTTGCGCTTCGGCAGTTACTAGCGTGGCGTTGGTCTTGGCGGTCAAGGCTTGCATGTCCCGCTCATGCTTGGCGGCCTTGAAGGCCTGCTCCATCTGGAGTTCCTGCCGCCGCATTTCCAGCTCTTCGCGCCGAATCTGGAGTTCGATGGCAGCCAGCTCCCGAGCGTTCTGAAGTTCTTGCTGCGCCAGTTGTTGCGCATTCTGCATTTCAATCTGCGCCATCTGCATATCAGAAGCGTGCTTCTCTTGCGATTGCTTGGCTTCCGCCGCCATCTTCGCCTTGTCCGCTTCCGCCTTGGGGTCAGGCTTCGGCGGGGGCTCTCGCATGGCACGGTAAGTCGTTTCGACCTCGTCCCCCAGGCGGAACTTGTTGATGATGGCAAGCGTGAGCTGCTTCGCGGCCTCGAAGGGCAGCACCCCCTTCTCCACCATCGGGAAGACGCCGTTCATCACCTGGCCCATCGAGTTCATCATCTCAGCGAGTTCGGCCTTGTCTTCCGTTGCTTCGATGTCGATGGTGCTGTTCGTTTCGATGTCGATGATGTAGTTGCGCAGGTTGTCCGTCCGCAGGAACTGCTGGATGTCTTCCCAGGAAGGTTGTGCGAGGGTCTGCTGCAGGGGCTGCATCTTGGCCTCGATCTGCTTTTGCATCTCCGGCGGAGGGGGTTGCCCGCCACCAGCTTGCTGCACTTCCTGCTGGATTTGCGCCAGTTGCTGTTGCGCCATTTCCTTGTCCTGCTGCCGGGGGAACTTCATCCCCGTCATGGTTTGCAGGGTGTCGATGCCGAAGTGTTTCGCGGCGAGTTCGGCTTGGATACGGAAGCAATCCCGGGTGAAACGCTGCGTCTCCTTCTGCATCCGCTTCAGGCGCATCGTGCCCCAGGCTTGCTTGATTTCCTGCGCGCCGAGGGTTTCGGAAGCCTGGCTGGCGCCGCGCATGATGTCTGCGATGCCGGTCAGCTGGTGGATCGTGTTGATGATCTGACCGCGAGCAGCGTAGAGCTGGGTCAGGACCACGATCAGTTCCTGCAGCGGCATGAACCAGATCGACTTGTCGAGGGTCTGGCCCTGCTGCAGCGCGGCGGCGTTCATCGCGGGCATCAAGGTCAGGTCCGGCTGGGTCAGGAGCTGGTCCAGGCCTTCCAGCGTGCCGTCGTAGAACCCGCGGACCTTCAGAGCCTCGAGGATGCCGCTGATCCGGCGCGTGGCCTTTTCCAGCTCTTTCGCCTGCTTCTCGTACATCTGGTACAGCGTTTGCGGCTGGAGAGACGACACGCGGTTCAGGTAGGAAATCGGCCGGGGGCAGTCGAAGAAGCCTTCCAGCTGCAACGGGTCAGCCGTTTCCTTGATGATGCTGGGATGCCCGTCGCTGAGGAACATCACCTTCTTCGAGCCCTTGTCCCAGATTTCCCAGATGTGGGCGAACTTCACACCCTCAGCATCCGCCGGCATCTTGCTGTTCTCGTCGTCCTTGTCCGTGGAGGCCATGTGGGTCAGCTTGATGGTCTTGCCGACGGCTTCCCCGAAGTTCTCCACGCACTCTTCCCGAGTCATGAAGTGCTCGTAGGCTTGCCAGGGCACCTTGTGCCATTGCTTGGCATACCCGTACACGACGCGGTTCCAAGGCACTTGATCCCCGTAGATGCACTCGTACTGCAGCTGTTGTTGCGCAGGCTGCGTGCCATCTTCGCTCGCGGGGATGTCTTCGACCTTGGCTTCGTAGCCGAACCTGGCCAAGCCGCGACCCGGAAGCAGCGCCTCCATGACCGCAGCCTTTTGCAGGTCGTCGAACGTGGCTTCGTCGCGTTTCCCTGTGTCCATCTGGAACACCAGCACGCCCTTCAGCACGTTCGCCGCAGCCACCGCGACAGGGTTTTCCTTGTCCGCCTTGCGCTTGACGACAGGCCGCGGGGTGTTGTTGTAGACCGCAGGCGACAGCGTCTCCACGTTCGCATACAGGATGTTGTAGTCCGTCAGGTTCTCTGCGTCAGCCGACGAGCCTTCCGACTCGTAAATCTCGATGCACTCCTGCGCCTTCTTGCGCCAGTTCTTTTCCCGCTTCGCAGCCTCGCCGAGCTTCTCCAGCCAATCCTTCACGACCTTATCCCGGGTCATGGTGTTGACTGCATCGTCGATGCCTTTGAAAACCTTCTTCATCAAGTCCATATCAGTCCCTGTTTTCCCGTGCGACGCGCTTGGCGGTCAGACGAGCGATCAAATGGCTTACAGTCATCTCACTCGGCAGCAACGGCATGCCGGAACCCTTTGCCAGCGGAGCCCGCTTGACCCAAGGCCGGGACATGACAGCATAGCGCCAGTCATCCGCAGCGTGGTCTTCCGCCTCTGTGTCCAGGTCTTCCGCCTTATCCTCATCATGCTGGAGCGTCGGCAGGGTGCGGATCGAATCTTCGCAGGTCTCGCAGACGAACACGCCGGGGTCCGTGAGGTTCCTGTAATCGGTCGGGTCAGCCCCCTCGAAAAGGGGGATGCCGCCGAGAAGCATACGCAGCTGCTGCCAGCCAGGCTCACGCTTGTTGTCCGCTTTCTTCCACATGCAGCCCTTGATCATCATGGATTCGGCAATGCTGGGGCCGCCGTTCCGGATGAAGATGGAAGGGTCGGCCACGCCGTAAGTCATGTGCTCGCCGCGTTCCCGCTGCATGATGCCTTCGGCGACCAAGCCAGCGTCCATCTTCAGGCCTTTGTTGGCGGAAGTGGAGCCGTACCACTCGCGATAGCGGAAGAGAGCTTTGTCAGGGAGTCCCCAGGTTCCGTCAGAGACTGCCCACCAGCCGACGGAGAAGGGCTTGGCGGAACCCCAGTCGAACGACCGAAAGCGGAGGGCGTGTTGCGGAATGCGATCCACAAAGTCCATGGGCTTGACCAGAAGGTCACTATTCCAGTTGTCGAAGAACGCTCCATCAATGATGCTCCAGTCGCCGTTGAGCCACGCCTTGACGAGGGCCGCCGATCCCGACTGCCGCAGGCGCAGCACGTAGGTCGGGTCGTTCTTCATCAGGAGCTGGTTGTCCTTGATCTTCGACGGGATGAAGACGCGGGACAGGGACACGGTTTGCTTGACGTGTTCCCCTGTTTCATTGTCGATGTACTCGATCTCAGTCGATTCCGTGAGGATTTTGTAGCCTCTTGGATCGGGGTCGATGTACCGACGCTTTACCCAGTTGTGACCAGCGCCGCCAGGGTTGCCAGTAAGGCGCATCCCAACAGGGACGCCAGCACCAGAGCGCAGAGTGGCCCGAAGCTTGTCGATAGGTCCGGAATTGGGGAAGTTGGTGACTTCTTCAACGTAGACGCGGGTGTAGGAGTGGCCTTGGTACTCTTCAGCATCTGAGTCCTTCTCCAGGTAGACGAACCGCAAGCGTGCTCCGTTCGACATCGTCCAGGTTTTCTGCTGGATATTGTACTTCGCGCCGAGCTTGGAAAAGATTTGCTGCGTCCGGGCGATGACTTCCGTCAGCTGAGTCAGTTTCCGTCGAACAAAGATTCCGATGGCGTTTTCCCCATACCGCGCACTGTGGTCGAGCCAGTCGCCGATCGAGGCTTCAGTCTTCCCACCACCCCGCGCACCGCCGTAGAAGACCTCGAACACCGGGCACGAAATCAGGGCGGTTTGCGGCCCCGGCTGGGGCTTCCAGATGATCGAGACGCCTTCGGCGATGGCGGAGAGCTGGGACATTCGACCTTAAACCACATCCCCAGCGGTGTAAGCCGTGGTGTTGGCAGGACGGGTGATGGTGGGTTGAGACTTGTATGCCATTTAGGCTCCGTTAACGAGTGAGCGGGCGAAGAAGTTGTCGAACCGACTGGCCGTGTTCTGCGTCTGGATTCCAACCTTCGTAGCCGTGTTGTTGAATGCGTCCGTGCTGTAGTACGCTGCCTTACCGGCAATCGTCACCGTCAGGTCACTTCCACTGCATCGCACACCAACGCGAATAGATGTTGGAGAGTCGTAGAACACCCATACGCTCGTTCCAGTAACGATTGCCGTTGCCACACCGGCGACGATTTTCTCCAGCTTCAAGTCGCCACCGTTGAAGCCCAAGCGCCAAAAGTTGTTTGCATCGCTGAGGCGAAACACCAGCCAAGTCTGAGTTGCCGCCCCTGTGTGGGTCATGTTGACTTCAAAGTACCCGTTGGCTAAGTTCGTCTCTACGTAAGCCCGTGTGTTCACCGCCGTACTGGCTGCGGCCTTTCCGGAAACGATGACGGGAGCGCCCACGCCAGTGACCCACGCTTGGCCCGTTGTTGCATTCCCTAGAACGCCATCTGTTCTCTCGAATCCGTCACCAACAACATAAGGAGCTGCGCCAGTCAGGGCTCTAGTGGGTTCGGCCACGTAGCCGTCGTAGTCGAACTGGACAAGCGAACTCTTCCCTAGCTTGTAATGGCTGTCTGTCGTGGTCCCTGTGTAGATCAGGTCAAACGCGGTCTTCCCGTCAACTGTCTTCGGAATTAGGCAGGAGCGATATTGCTGGACATGGAATGACCCGGCCAGGGGTATCGGGCCTTCCGCTGCGCGGGCGAACACCAAACCATCCCTGGAGGTGTGTAGGTACAGGAGTCCGGCAACCCCGATGGAGTAGTTCAGCAGAAGCACCCATTGCTTCTGCACATACTTGGCATCCAAGTGCCAGAGCTGATAGCCATCTGGGGCCGTTACAGAGCAAACCTGAGGCGTCGTCCACGGCCCGCCCAAGGAAGCCGCCGTACACCTAACAACTTGGTATGTCGCCGGGACAATATCCACGGCGTACATAACCCATTGCACACCATCCCAGTTGATCGCCGGAGCGACCAGCCGCCGCACGCTCTGGTTGTTGGAGAGGCTTACAACCTCTGCTCCCCAGGTTACGCCATCGGATGAACGTCGATAGCAGATTCGTTCTTCCGATCCGGTGTTAGCTGGCTGATACTCCCGATAGAAGCAATACAAGTAGCCGTCATTTCCGTACACCATGTGGGTGTCGCTGTTGTACCCACTACCACCCGGCCAGGCGTCAATCGGATTCGTTGCGGGAGTCGCCCATGTCGTCAGGTCGTTAGATGCGTAGATGCAAGGGTTTTCAATGGTCGAATCAGTGCCGAAGTACGGAGTTGCCGCCATCCAGTAGCGGTAGCTGTTCCACGTATTACCGGAGCCAAAGTCATGGACGCTCGGGTGAATCAGCTCGCCCGTGGCATCAGGCGTTGCAGTCGTCAACCCAGCAGCGGCTGAATCACCACGGAAATTGCTGGGGTTCAGCACCTCGTACCGGCGAGACATCAGCAGTTGACGCACGGCAGGCTTCAAGGAGGCTCTCCTAAAGTTAAAGGGTGATCGCGTACAGCGTGGGCGTGTACACTTCACTGACACCGGCCGGGGTGTAGGCTCCGTTCGTCACCAGGTACCCCCAAACTCCAGTTGCGCCGCAGAGGATCTGCTTGTTGATCTGGTCAACCTGCGCAAATAGAGTTGAGCCGGCATCAGCTGGCGAGCCAAGGTCAATGTATCCCAGATAGGCATCCCGGTCGCCGGCAGGCAAGTCCCAAGCTGCGTTGTCCGCGATAGCACTGGCCGGAGTTTCTCGATATAGGTGCAGGCGGAAGCTAGTCATCCCCGCCGGAATCGCCGCGACCGCAATCATCAAGGCCGCCGAGGTCAGGAGAATGTGGATTTCCGCTGCGTTTGGGAGCGCGGAGAAGCGGAAAGCGCCGCCCACCACGTCACCTGCTGTATAAGGAGTCACGTCAGCCGGACGTGTAACCGTGGGCGAGGCTTTGTAAGAGACGGTGAGCATGATCAGAGTCCTTGCGCGGGGGGTTGTTGGGCGACGCCGGGTTGCGCCTGCTGCATCTTCATCATGAATTCCTGCGGCGACATCGGCTGCTCGCCCATCGCCTTCGCTTCCTGCACGTGGAGCTGGTACGGGCGGGACTGGATGATCTTCGCAGCCTCCGCAGCCATACCATTCCCCAGGGCCGACGGGCCGAGAGGGGCTTGCGCCATCTGTGCAGGCGCCTGCGGGGGAGTCGCCGTACCTTGGCCGCCAAAGGCGGACCGCATCAATTCATTAAGACTGGGCATGTGCCATCCTTGCTGTTACGTCCACTGCTTCCCCTTGCACCCGCGGCGTGACCAGCGCTCTCGCGTCGTTCTGCGCCTGCGTGGCCCACTGTTGTTCGTCAACGCCCTTCGGAGGCAGGGCGACGACGTAGGTGTTGTTCTGCACGTTCTGGGCCCGAGCGCCCATGCCAATCGCCTTGGAACTCAGCTCCAGCGTCTTCAACGCCATGTCCGCACTCTTCGTCGCGGTGAGCTTTTCCGAGAGGATTTCTAGGCTCTGGTGCGCCAGCCCCGTCATCTTCTCGTCCAGCGTCATCAGGATCTGGGGGTTGACCAGCTCCGTCTTCCGGTGCGCGAGCCGGGCCTGGAACGCATCCGAGCCGAAGACCCGACTCACCCAGCCCTGCGTGTACCCGAAATACACTCCGATTTGATCCTGGGTCATCTGCGGGTTCTGCAGGATCAAGTCGATCATCGCATCATGGGTGTACGTCACCTTCTTGATGGCGTCCTTCCCTGTGATCGTGCCTTGCAATGGGTCCACTGGAACCTCCAAACCTATTCGTAGCTCATCGTAAGCCGCTTCCTACACGATGTCAAGCACGAAGAGCGACAGCGCAGGGAAAGTGTTGCGCCGGGCGGCTTCCCAGTGCCCATTTACTACCCTTCCCATAAACCCCCGACATTATTCCCCCGTAATTCCCCGGGTTTACTATCCCCTTGAAAAATTCCGGGGGATACGGAACGAACTCAGGGAAAAAGGGGGCAAAAGTCTGGAATCCGCGTGGGGGTGGAATGCCAGTAAACACGCCCTCTGCGGCCCCCCGCCTGCCGCTTGTC